ACACAAAATGAGACCCCCCTCCCAAAATTCTAATGCGATTCTCATATTTCTTGACAAATCAGTTCTAATGTGTTTCACATAAAAATCTAATATATTTATTACTAAACTTTTATTAAATTCTAAGTGACAAAAAGATATATATATTGTATACTTAGTATAGAAAGTTAAGGAGGGAACAACATGAAAGTAAGAATTATCAAACCAACTCAAGAAGATTTAAAGAAAGGAATTGCATATGGTACAGAATTAGAAATTGCTAGCTCAAGTTTTGGTTTTATCAATGTAAAGTATTTTGACGAAGTTGTACCATTTTTACCATACCAAATCGAATATATCTAAGGAGGAAAACAAAAATGAAATACGCTGGGAATGATTTACAATTAGGGGACAAATTACTTTGTACAAAATCGGAGGTAGACCATTGGATTTCAGGAAAAATGTATGAACTTAAATTAAACAATCTAGGTGTTTTAGAAGTTAAAGATGAAGATGGTGACGAAGCATACTCAAGTTATCTATTAGAGTGTTTAAATAAAGAATGGGATTTAGTAGAATTTGAACTAATCAAGGAGGAAAACAAAATGCAAGAATTTAAAGTAGGAGATCTAGTAGAGGTTTTAGAAAATAAATCATTGGCTAACAAAGACAAATTTAATTTATTTGAAAAAGGTGATAGAGCTATTGTAAAAGAAGTTAACAAATACGATGTTAGAATAGGAGAATATGGGATAGCCAACTTAATCAGCAAAAAAGAAATAAAAAAAGTAGAAACAGAACTAACAGATTACGAAGAAGAACTAGTATTACGTTTAGCAGAAAAAATCAAACAAAAAGATAATTATATTGCTGAACTAGAAGAATTAGATTTTCAAGTTAAAGATTTAGAAACTCTTTTAGAAGATAAACAAAAAGAAATTGATTTTGAAGTTAAAAAACTATTGACAAAATAAACACTAATTGATATACTATAAGAGTAGTCAGGATACTACAAAAAAATAATTTAAACAGTAGAGGAGAATTTTATTATGAATTCAGTAACATTATTAGGACGTATCACGAAAGACTTTGACGGAGCATATTCTCAAAAAGGAAACTTAATCGCTCGCACATCATTAGCAATCAATCGTAATTATAAAGACGCAAACGGAGATCAAGGCGTAGACTTCATTAATATTACAGCATTTAACAAAACAGCTGAAAACCTAGGTAAACATGTTAAAAAAGGTGAACGTGTATTAATCCAAGGTCATATCCAAACTGGCAGCTACCAAAACAAAGAAGGTAAAAAAATCTATACAACAGAAGTTATCGTAGACCGTTTCGAGTTTATCGAATCATCTAAGAAACAAGAACAAAAATCACAAGTTATCGACATCACAGCTGATGACCTACCATTCTAAGAACTCGGGAGCTTTGCTCCCTTTTCTTTTAAATATTAAATGATATATATATCAAGGAGGGAACAAAATGAACTTAGAAGAAGCAAAAGAAATAGCCAAATATTACGTAGAATACGAAATCAAAGAAAAATATTTCAAAAATGAAATAGAATTATATGAATTCTTTCAAAGAAACTATAACAAATTCATATTAAGTATATCAGAAATAAACAATGGTTTTTCAGTTACCTATAGAGAGGAGTTTTACAATGAGATCGAAAAGTAAGTTAAAATACAAATTCACCTTTAATAAACAGTTATATGGTGATATTGCTGACGAGGCTCAAGCTAAGTTAGATAGACTGCACTTCGTTACACAACAACGTGGTGACAGATTCCCTAAAATGGGTGCTATCTCATTAAATGAAGCGATGAACCTAGTAGAGGGAACGTGGTCAAGAGCTTTAGATACGTTAATCAATTATTTCTCAATGAGTCTTTCAGAGGTAAACCAGCATAAACTAGCCAGTACCAAGCGATATATTGGTGACAAAATCGCCCAAAATGCAACATCAATTCCAAATCTCATGCTCGTAGTCGTTGAATACGCTCAAAAATTCGAAAGTCAAACTAAGAAAGATAAAAACCGTAGATTTTCAATTATAGCATATCAGGAGGGTTACAATGGTTAAAAATCCGTTTAAAAAATCACCAGAAGAAAAGTTATTACAGTTTATTGATAAATTCAGAAAAGAAAACATTCCGAAAGACTTTAACCAAGTAGCGGGTTTAGAGATGTTAACAAATAAAGACATTGATTACATTGTCTCTATTTCATCACGAACAGATGGCAAAAGCTTCAACTATTTAGGAGGTTTGGCGGCAATATCAATCGAATTTAATTTAAAAATATGTTTGTTGGTTAGACACTTCACCATGAGACAGTCTTATATGGAACTTCTTTGGGAAATATTTGACGTTATGCCGTATTTTGATGTTAAATTATTAGACTTCGAAAGAGGAGATTCTTATACAAACGTCGAATACGATGGTAAAGTAATAGCTACAATTGCAGACATTAACAAGAGTACAGACTTAAAAAACTATTCAACATTTCTAAAAAAGTTTCCTATAATTGTTTATGACGAGTTTATCACATTAGAAACAGACTACGTACCACAAGAAGAATTACATTTTGCACGTATTTATACATCAATAGACAGATGGGATGACCCGATTCCTTATATTGGCACACCAAAAGTATTTTTACTAGGAAACCCAGAAAACTTCGCCAGTCCTTTAATGGGTCTACTAGATGTTTACAACGTTTTAGAAACTCATCCAATTAATACTGGAGCTTGTTATGACATCGTTTATTTAGAAATGTTTCGAAACGAAAATCAAAATGCTAAACGTAATAGCAGGGCTTTAAAACATTTAGATAATCCAGCTCAAAGTGGTGATTTTAATTTTAATAACACATATATTGCAAACGAATCAGTTAGAACAAGAATACGGCAAGGAGGATTCAATTATTTCTTCATTAAATTAGAAACTGGGTTTCTTAAAGTAATGTTTAATCTTGTAACAAAAGAGACATTACTATCTTATAAGGTTAACTCTAAAGAATATGATTACTGCACAGAAGTAGCAGACATTAAACCAGATGCTATCTATTTAAAAGAAACCTATTACAAAGAAAGTCACTACAAATATCATGAAAAAGGTAAATACTGGTATGATAATGCCTACACAAAAACATTAATAACAAGAGATCCTCAATTGATTCAATTGAAGATTTGGCGTTGTGTTAGTGAGTACAGGACACAACACCCTCTGACAGTTCCAGAACGAGTAGAAAAAGAATACAAACAAGTTTACGAAGAACAAACATTAAAGGCTATATATAAAAGATTTTTCAGTTAGGAGTTTTACACATGAACGCATTACTAGAACACGCGAAATGGTTAGACGGAACAACATTCGAAGATTTCGAAAGATACGTAAAACAACGTAAAATACACCAATTCGATTGTGACATTGAAACATTTTCTTATAACATGGTTTGGCAGAAACAAGCGCCCAAAAGAATGAAGTCAAGAATGTTTACTTTTTGTGCTAGTTGGCATGAAAACGGAGTTATTTATACAGTAGCTTTTCCAGATTTCAGATATTTCTTTGATGCTTATCATTATTATGCAAAACACTGTAATAAGAAAAAAGGTGATCCAAACAACAAACGTCTTAAAATGTATTTACACAATGGTAACAAGTTCGATAACCACTTCATTGCTAAAATGATTCATGATGTTTACAACGCTGATTATTACAACATGCAAGACGAAAAAAGTGAAGTCACTCAAAAGGTGGCTTCTCATATGTCTTTAAAAGAACAAGAAAATAACTATATTTTAGAAAAACGTGTTAAAGGTATTAGTCACTTATCTTTTGCCGGTAAAGTTAGAGATGTTATTATAGAGGTTGAGGACACAGTAATGAAAACAGGTTGTTCTTTAGCTGTTTGTGGGACTATGTTAGAAGCTGGTGGTTTTTTAACAAAAGATCAATTAAAAACAACGTTTGATTATGAAAAATATCACTATCAAGAAAATATGTCAGATGAAAAAGCCCAAAAAGTAGCAATGGAGCTTTACTACCAACTTTCAGAAGAAGAATGGGTTTATATTCAAAACGACACAATTATCCTTTCAAGTTTAAGAATGAATTTTTCTAGCGTTTTTATGGGGTTTGATTTCAAAAAAGCAACAAAAACACAAAACATTATTAATGCTTACACTGTTAATAATTTAGCAAGGTATCAGATCCTAGGTAAAGTAATTACCAAAGAGGGTGTTAAAACAAAAACTCATTCAATTAATTATAGTGATTATTCTGTTAACGGTGAAAACTTTGCAACAATTATTCAAAAGTTCTATAAAGGAGGTTTAAACTTTTACAATCAAGACTATTTAGCTAAACTAATCACAGATGAGATGATAAGTTTTGACATTAACAGTTCTTACCCATCTATTATGTACGAATTTGCTTTACCTCACGTTTTAATTGATTATTGTGAAGAAAAAGAAACGGTAGATATTAACACTGAGATAGATAAACAGTTTATGTTATATAGAGTAAAGAAAACAACATTCAATAGAATAATGTCTCAATTAGATACTAGAGTCGGTAGACAAATGTTGGTAAAATATTTTAGAACTGTAGAAGATAAAGATGTTTATTTAACAAGTTGGACATTTAAAATGTTGAAAGAGAACTTTAATTTAAATATTGAATGGTTAACAGTTGAACAGTGGTACAAATTTAGCGTAAAACCTTTTGGAGGAATCGAAAAATTAATTGAGTTCTACTACACAAAAACACAAGGAAAATCAAAAACATTGGTAGAATTTAAAGATAACAACCCAACAAATATTATTTTCACAGATAAACCTAGTAAACGCGTATTTACTAAACCAGAAATAGACATCTCAAAAGTTAACTTAAATGGTATTTATGGAGCACCAGCGCTTAGACCGACTTATTCTATTGGGTATCGTGACGATGATAACGAGTTACATCTAGAAAGAAACGCTTTTCATAACACCGAAAGAAATGCACTAACTTCTGTTTTTACAACCGGAGGAGCCTTGTGGCGTTTAACACAACCTTTTAAATATTTAACAGGTAAAGAAATAGATAAATGGTTTGTTTATTGTGATACAGATAGCCTTTATATGATTAAGGAGTGTTTCAATAAGCTACCAAAAGATATGTTTCACCCAGCCAACTTAGGTAGCTGGGACGTTGAACACGAAACAATTGAAAAGTTTTATGTTTTGAATCACAAAAAATATGCATACTATGCCGAAGATGAAATTCAATTTCGTTGCGGTGGGGTACCTTTAGATAGTTTTGATAATAACATGAGTTTCGAAAAATTTATAGAAACCCAATTTTCAAAGGGTGCTAAAGTTGCAAACAAACGAGGGATCTACACACATGAGGGGACAGTAGTAATTTATGATTCAGTTACTGAATTAGATGTAGGAAACACCTACCCAGAATTTTATCTACCAGAAGATGAAAAAGAATTTAGTAAAATGATTGATTTAGCTAGAGAAGAATTGAAAGATGAAGATGATAGCGACATTCTTTATTTAGAAAGTGACTTAGGAACCTTAGCTATAAAAGATCTTTGGCAATACGAATATGAAGAAACAAGTAAAGATATTTGGGATTTAGTTGTAGATTCACGAGAAATTAACCAAATTCTAATTGAAAATTAATTGATAATTAGATATATATATTATATACTTATTTCATAAGGTTAAGGGAGGAATTAATCATGTTATTATCATTTTTAAGAGAAGAAGCAGAAGGGCACTATTTTATCGATTTAAACTACAATGTTTATCTTTATAAACCAAGAGATCCAAGAGTAATCTTTGTAAAATTTGTAAGTATTGAAAGAAGCACATTAGAAATGTATGGAAAAGTAACGGAGGTAGAAGCATAATGTTAAGAGAAAAAGAATGTAATTTAAAACCAAGAATTTATAAGGTAGATTATTTACTAATTTATAAAAACGGTACAGTCGAAGAAAATTCACTGTATTACGAAGGAGAATCAACTAGTGATGTCCAACATAAATGGTTAGATATATATCAAGATTATCCATTTGTTAAATTCGTTAGATGTACGGAGGTACCAATTCAATGGAATTAAACTATTATGAGATTCAGGTTTTAAATGTTGATACAAAAGATTTTGATGTTTACATTGTAATGGCTTTAGATAGAAACGATGCTAGATTAAAATTTGAAAAAGAATTTGAAGAAGATAATCACGCTTTATATTATATGAGAATTAATAAATTGGAGGAACTTTAAATGGAATTAACAAGAGAAGAATTTTTAAATGAATACTGGAAATGTGTAAAGAGAATTTGTTCAAATTATCATATGCCGTTCAATAAAGTAGTAGGAAATAACGCCTATCTATGTGATAAAGGTGTTTATAACCCTACAATTATTAAAGAAAGACAAATGGCAAAAAATTTAGGAATATCTTATAATGCTTTCTTAGACCATGTTGCAGATTTATTATTATGGGAGGATCCTCTAAAATGAACGTTATTGAATGGAGAATTATACCAGATTTCCCTAACTACGCTGTGAACATTAAAGGAGAAATTTTAAATGTTAAAACACATCGAAAATTAAAAGAACGTAGTCACAACCAAGGATATAAAAAGGTAATGTTATCAAACAACGGTAAAACAAAACAATTCTATATCCATCGGTTGGTAGCTCAAGCATTTATCCCTAATCCGGCGAATTTAGAATATGTGAACCACATTGATGAAAACAAAGATAATAACCATGTATCTAATCTTGAATGGATTTCAGCAAGAAATAACGTTATTTACTCTGTATCTAACGTATACGAGGCTTTAAGACCTGACGGATATAAAGTATCATTCTTAGGACATAGGGAGCTTAAAACAGCTGGATTTAATCCAAAACTAGTTGAATGTGTAGCAAACAACGAAAAATTAGAATATCGTGGTTACCAATGGCGTAAAATAGGTACAAAAGCAGAAATAAGAAAGGGTGTAAAGTAATGAAATGGGAAATAATATTCATATGGTTACTAGTTATTATAATGAATTTTCTTACAGTTATTGGAGTTTATTATGATGTGACTGGAAATAATTTTAACAGTTCAACAATTATAGTTACTTTAGTTGTAGTTTTCTTGGATGTGTTTGTTTTTTATACTTATTTCATCATGGAAGGTGATTTATAATGCCTAGCTATAAAACTTATACCACAGAACAATACCAAGCCTTTTTAAGTCAACCTTTTGGATATGATTTTGGTGTTAGCGATGAAACAATAGCCCAATGGTTTATGATTCAGCCAGGAGCTAGACCTGTTATTAATTCATACGGTGTAACAAAAGCTAATTTACTTTCTGATTATATTCCAAAATTAAAGCAAGAGTTTGGGGGTTCATTAGTCTTTCTAATGACTACAGTTTCAGAAGGTGGTGGAGCGGGTAATTGGGTGAATCATTATATGAGTGATACTAGCGATACTGGTATGGGGTGTATGATAGATGATATTGCTTATATAAAAACAACTTTTGACAGACATTTTCCGCCAGCTATGAGCGCTCCTGAAGTTGGTGGTGCTTACACAGAAGATAGTGAAGGTTTAACTATGCAAGTTTATAATGCTGTCCCTGATGGTTCTATAGGATCTTACTTTATACCGTCAACAATGGCTGGTAATGCTTGGATTTTCGGTTCCCAATGGTGTTTAGCTAATCAAGGAGCCGCTCCTCCTGCTGTATATTTTGGAAATCCATACGATCAACTAATTGATATTATTAAATCTTTTGGAGCTGATCCATTTAAAGAGGGTAGTACTGCAAAACCTAACCCAGATACACCGAAAGGAGACCCTAACGAGTCAGGAAACAAACCAAAACCAAAACCAGACATTCAGAAAGCAATTGATAAAATACTAGATGAAATAAATAAAGCTTTAGATAATCAAACAATACAAGGAAGCCCATTACTAAGTTATAATGACGATGTGACAATAGAAAGAACTTTTAACAATAGTTACAAGATTAGTTATACCTCATCATTTAAAAAGAAACTTTCTGACATGTTGAATGCTAGTGACTTAGGTTTAATCACTGATGATGGTGCGCAAACAAATCCACCAAAAGAAGACCCTAAACCACCAAGTATTGAGGGGGGTAAAGATTCCAAAACAATGAAAAAAATATATGATTGGTGTAATCAAAACCAAGGTCAAGCATTCGATACCGATGGTTATTACGGCGCACAATGTGTAGATTTAATTAGTTGGTTAAATACAAAAGTGTTCGGTTTAGGTTTAGACACATCTGGAGATTACGCAAAAAACATTTGGAACAATCCAGTCCCATCTGGTTGGTACAAAGTAAATGGGAATCCTAATGATGATAATGCATCTCGTGACATATGGAACACGTTACCTAACGGTGCAATCGTCTGGTTCACAAATTCAGGTGCTGGGCATGTCGGAGTAAAAGCTGGAGATTTTGCTATGACCTTACAACAAAATTGGACATCTCACGGATTGGGTGGTCCTATCGTTTTAGCAGATTGTGCCAGTTGGATGGTTTCTTCAGGTAGTGGTTTCTTGGGTGCATGGGTTACAGATAATTAGAAAACAATTAGAAAATAAATTGGTACACCTCTCCCCCACCGGTAGGGGGGAGGCTTAAGCCTTGGTATTACTGAGGTCTTAAATGATAGAAAAATGTGGTATAGGAGAGATAAATAACATGAGAGAATTAGTTTATCTTAAATGTCAATATTGTGGTGAAGGGTTCAATGAATTAAGAAGGTTTCTTGGTCATGAAAATTTTTGTAAAAAGAAGAAGGGAGCAAATGATATGAAAAAATTTATTAATCGGTGTAGATATTGTAATATGGCTTTTGGAGTGATGGAGGATCTTTGGCTTCATGAGGTTGCTTGTGATAAACTAACAACAGATGAAAGTTTAAACCCAGATAACGTAAAACCTAATCATTACAAACAAGGTAAAGAAGACTTGATAGAAATGTGGTATCGAACAATGACCTTAGAACAATTTAGAGGGGCTATGAAATCAAACATTATTAAATACACAATGAGGTACGAAAACAAGAATGGTATTGAAGATTTAAACAAAGCGATGGAGTATTTAGAAAGGTTGAAAAAATATGAAGAAAATGAACTTAACAGAAATTAAGGTAAAAATAAAAGACAATGAATTAAAAAGACATATAGAACTACAAGAATCTTTTAGAGAAGCACAAAAACAAGAGTTTCATAAAGCAATTGAAGAAATATTGAAAGGTTGTGAAGAGAATGAATTACAAAAATAATAAAATAGTTTTTAATCTATTTTTAGCTTATGTAATATTATCTATGATTTCATCTATACTATCATAAAATATTTTAAAAACCCTAGGTTAACCCTAGGGCTTCTTTTTATACTTTAACTTCCGTATAAGCTTTCTCAATCATTTTTAATCCGAAGTTATCATAATTATAAACTGTTTGGTTCGTCGACCCTCCGTAACGTTTAATTAAAGCATTTGCCTCATTTACATAAGTCATTGTTGGTAGGTACATGCGTTTGTCTCCGCACACAAACCATTGTTCTGTATTTCCGTTCTTTTGTTTTTTCATATAAATAAACATTTTATCATCCTCTTTCTGTGGTTTTGGTAGTGGTTTTGGTGGTTCTGGTTGTTTTCCGTTTACTGATTCTTGAGCTAGTTTCACAAGTTTGTCAATGTTGATGCCTCCGGGGCATGCTGTTGCAGTGACTTCATTGTGCGCTTTAATGGTGTTTCTATTAATAGGTAACCCGTATCGTTGGCAAATATCAGCAATTAACTTTGCACTATTTCTAAGTGTTGCATCGCTAACACTCCATGAGGGTGCTCCTGAGCTGTTCACGTGTTCTAAACCGATCGAACGATGGTTTACATTAGGAATACTTGGAACGTCACTACCACCCGTGCCTCCGGCGTGATACGCAGTGTAGTTTTCGCCAACACAGCCGATAATTTCATTATCTGTAATTTCATAATGAGCTGAAGTCCAATTTCCTGATGATGTGTACCACGTTGACATCGCTACATCTTTATTCGTTGTCGCATTGTGGTGAATCACAATGAACTCAATTCTACCTTGCCTAGGTTCACAATACATGGCGTTTGGGTTTACACTAGTTGTTAATTTTGAGTAGGTTTCCATTTATTCACCTCCCTTCGGATTATCATCATAATCGTTTTGTACCTTTTCTAAAGCTGATTTTAACCATTTAGGTAAAGTAACACCCATCTCTGTGAGGTTTTCAAAAATTGAAATTCCATAAGTAGCTCCAAAGAAGAATAATAAACTATAACCTAAAAAGTCAACACCTCCTAAGTGGCAAAAAATGCTTGTCACAACAATTGTTGCAAATACCGACATGTGTTTCATCATACCAGCTAAGCCAATAGTAGAGTTTGCTTTTTTCGTTACGAAAGCTTTTGTATAACCAGTAAACATATCTCCTAAAATTAAGGTACTGATTACTAAGAACCAATAATCATGAGCTAAAAAGTTAATAGCATCTAATAAAGTAATAAATGTAATTTGTTGCATTAAACGTTTCTCCTTTTGTTTTCTAGTGGATTTTGCGTGAATGGGTTCTGTTTATTGTTGAAATGCCAGAAACGAACACCAGCCATTAATAAAGCTTTTAATTGTTCCATGTATTGCGTAGGGATACCATTAATTTTAAACTGACCGTCAATTTGTAAATAGTTACAGATCGTCATGGAATGAATATCCTCTACAACCCCTTTTTCATTAAATTCAAAACCCATCATACTGTAATATTTTCTTATTTTTTCAACTTCTGCCTCACTAGGAGCTGAAAACTTAACGGTAAAACCAAAAATATCATTTTTAATATTAAAAGCTTGACCTCCATTGCTTGTTGTTAAACTTGGTGAACTTAGAGCTAAGTCAGCAAATTCAGCACGTTGTTTGCGGTAGTATTCTGTATCACTGGCAATTTTTCCTCCAATGTTAGTAAGTGATAAACCACCACCCATAAGAGAGTAAGCATCAGTAAAAATATTTGTTGCTTTTTCCAATAATGATTGGTTAGGGTCTGCTAAGTTCTTACCAATATTTTTCACTCTACCTGTAGTCGTTTGAGAGTTATTATAAGCAATAGTATTAGCGTTGTTAGCTAGAGATAGTTTATAATTATCAATTAACAATGGAACTTGTGTAAAGTTGTTATAAGTTAACGAATTATTTAAGAATGTTCCAGTCGGGACGCCTTTGTCTTCTTCTCTGCTAGCTTGCCAATATCTTACAAAAATCCTCATTTCATTATGGAAACCAAGCGATTGACGCATTCCAAATTGAAGCCCCTCATCTGGTATTTGTGCTAAGTCTAAGTTTAAAGACTCTCCAGCCCAATTATAAACTTCACAGGTGTAATAACCGGCTCTAAAAATGTGTTCTTCATTAGATGGTACTTTTAAAACATACATCAAATCTGATTTTCTGGTGTTCATAGAAATTAAATTTCCTTCCATCGACAACCCACCATCTGGAAGTTGATAAAGAGTGTCAAAATCTTCATTGTTTAGTTTTACTTTTAATAATTTAGTTAAGTCAATCATTTCTTTAGGTAATAACGTGATGTCACTAATGTTTTGACCTATCCATGGATAATCTCTTAAAGCAATAGAAAATTTTTGAAAGTTTTTAGATTCTAACATATACAAACCTACTGGACTGACAATTTTATCATATGACCCCCCTTTAGGTAATTTAATAATTGGTTTTTCTAAACTACCAAAGTCAGCTGACAAGTCAACACTTGAACGGATAAGAACAACTAGATCTTTGAATTTATAGTTTTTTTGGTAAACATACTGTTTTGATGTTGCTTGTAAAATATCACTGTTTGTTTTAATTTCTTGTAAACGTCTTTGATACATATTTTCTGGTAAATGTTGACGGTTAATCGTGACATTAGAAATACCAGTTAATACTTTACCTTGTGTAAATGTCATTAAAACATCAACAACAACTTGAAACATTGTTACTTTTTCATTTGCATATTGAGTGGTCATTACATAGAAATAGTAGTCTTTTCCAGTGAAACCATCTTTAAAGTGACCGTAATTGATACCGTCACAATCCTCATAAGGAATAGGCAAACGCAAAGTAAGCCTATCCTTTACAAGATTGAAATCACCTTCAAAAGATACTTTTTTAAAACCACTCGTGATAAAGAAATAACGTTCTCTTTCTTCGGTTGTGTCAAAGTGAATCGTTTCATTTAACGTTGTCATTGGTGTGTCGTAAAATAAAGTAATCTTTGAAAGTTTCATATTAGAAAATCCCCTCTATCCATTTAATTTTTACACCTGTATCGTTATTAATAGCAGTCCAACCACTTTCACCACCTGTTACACTCTTACACGCTGTAAACGTTAGTTTGGTGTGTGTACTATCACCTGTGAAACGACATTCACCCATCGTTATTGTTTTATCTGATGGATCGTTTACTAGGTTAGACCATTGGAATGTTGGATTATCTACAGCTTCAACAAGTTTTACCTCGTTTGTATAATCTGATGCAATACATAATTTTAACTGTCTGAATCGTCTAGTTGATACTTTTAAAGGAATAACATCACCAACTGAAAAAGTACCTTCTGCAATTTTTGTTGTTTGGTTAATTCGTTTCCACTCTTTAGAGTTATTATTCCCTCCACCACCTTTAGCGGATGAATGAATATAGTAAATAGAACCGTTGTTCGTTTCAACTAAGAAATATGTTTTGCGATTGGCGTGCTCACCTGTAACATATAACTCACATAGATACCCGTAATCTGTAAAAATATCTGGAAGTGGAACATCACGCCAACCACCATTACCACCAAACACAGTTGCATATTTTCCGAATGGTACATCCCAAAATGATGGATATTTTTGGTCTAGGTAATTATCTTTTAATAAATGACCTCTTGCTTGTTGTAAGTCTGTCGGTGCAATAAACCCGGGTGTCATCTCTGTTGCTAAAGCATGGTTTTGATTTTCATCTCCATCATTATGACTAGCCCATTGTTCTAATAACCACTCAATCGCTTCAGGTGTTTTCATATCTTTTAAATCCATTGTATCTCCTCCTAATAAGTATAATTAACAAAGTCAGTACCGTTACCAACACCACGACAAATTACTTTTCTGGCTGTTGTATCTACTTCAACACCGTAGAAACTACCCTCTTTGTCAGTGCCTTTTTGCCAAGGGTCTTTTTTACCAAAGGCATTAATGAATGCAATCATTTTGTATTTACGTGTTTCAGTAATTGCATAATCGATTTCAGAATGAACGTGTCCTACAAACACACCAACCATGTTTCCTTTACCTCGTGTAGCATTGTTAAACTTAATTGTTGGGTTGCTTGTGTTGTCGATTCCTACTAAGCTATTGGCTGGTATAGTGTAATCAGCACCATCTATAAATGCGTTTAGAGCTTCCTCTACGTTGATACCATTTAACATTGTTTTAATTCCTGTTTCAGCTGTGATAGGTCTGTGAGCTAATAAAATGAAATGTTCATCTGCTTTAACAGTGTTCATGAATTGGCTTAAAGCTAATAATTGAGCACTTGAAATAGCTCCTCCTTGGTAAATATGGTCTGTCTCTTGAAAATTACCATTACCATCTGTTTTTTCACTGAAATCATCTGTGTATAAGTAGAACATGGCAATTTTTTTATCAGGGAATCGAATACCACCGTATAATTTAGAACCCATTGTCTTTTCAATTTCTGCTTTACTCAATACCATTTGGCTTCCATGTCCCGGAGTCCAGTTGTAAGGTACCCCACCTTTATCATGGTTACCGACAACCCCAATCTTAGGAGTTTTGCCATATCTTAAAGCTGTGTTTGCAAAACGTAGCATGTTCTTTTGAGCTGAATACTTAACATCAGATGGTAGTTGAGTGTCTAAACCCTCACCAATTGAACCGCTGTTACTGTCTACGTTATCCCCATTGTGAACAGCTACATCACAAACATTTTCTAATCGTTTGAATTGTTTAAGTACTCGGAAATTGTTGTACTTTTGAACGAAGTTATTCTCTGGATATAGATGTAAGTCTGTGATTAAAGCAATGTTAAACTTAGTAGGGTCTACACTGTTAATCGCTACATTAATGTTTCGATATTCTACGGGTACTTTACTTGTAATTTGTTCTGTGTCAACGTCAACTGTTACAAGAGTGCCGTCAGGGTCAATGTTATCAACACGATCGTTTAAGTCAGCTATTTTACCATCTAGCTCTTTCATAACAGTTTCTAGGTCTTTTGAGTATAAACCATCAGGTAATGCCTTGATAGCATTTGTAAGCTCTCTTACTTGTGGCTGACGACCCATAGAAAGTAATTGCGTGTAATCAATATTGGAACTTAATAAAACATCAGCTTTTAACTTAATCACTTGTTCAATATTATCTTCTGGGTTTAGCCCGTGTTTCCACTCACCAAGTTTTGTTAAATCTACAGTGTTTGTATCTTCAACATTAAGCTCTCGTTTATCAAGTTTTTCTAACAATTTAACAAAATTATCTAATTGTTCGTTTAAACCAGCTAAGTATTTATAATAAGACTCACTGTTGGTGTTAAAGTCCCCGTGTTGGTATCTTGGATAAATACCGCTAGAATGTGGAAAATTTGTAAAATTCATATGTTTTTCTCTCCTTTACCATACTTGTAAAAAACAACGTCTATCGTATTCTTTTAAATATCTGTCCCATGCACCTGAAAAAGCTTTTAAAGCACTAGCGTCATAAGCCTTGCTGTTGGTGATTGTTGTTTGTTCATTGTTATTTGTTGACTTATCAGCAGATTTTGCAATGTTGTTTTCATCGCCATAATCCATTTCAAAAGAATTTAAGTCAAGATTAATTTTATCTTGAGGTAAGGTGCTTCTTAAATCTCTGTTTTCTGATAAGCTTTCGTTACTTCCTGTTCCTGTGGTTGTTGATTCTGTTTCATTATTGTGAATAACAAAGTTTTCGTAGTTCTTATATAGTATCTCTATTTCTTGTTCGTAAGATAAGGAAGTATATACAACTTGAGAAGCAAAATCCTCCACTGTTTGTCTACCAATCTGTCTGTTTAAAAACTTATTGATGAACATTTTTTTAATGAATTTGTCAACTTCTGGTGTGGGAAAAGTGTAACCTGCAAAGAATACTTCTGTAGTAATTTTCTCTACATCTTCATCGTATCGCATTGCTTTTTGAATAAAACGGAATTTGTTGTTATCTCCCGTATACTCACCGTTGTTAAAAAACTCATTCTTCCCCTTTTTCAGGAGTTCCGTTTGGAGAATATCCATTAGGGAAATTGTTATTAGACCCACTGTTTTCACCACCTAACTTTTCGTTTAGAATGGTAAGTTTTGTTACCATTTTATCATTCATAACTGGGTAAACTTTAGCACCGTAACGTTTGTTTAATTTATCCAAACCGTTTTTACGTGATTCGATGTTCACGTTACCGTTAGCTGTTTGATAAGCTTCACCTGAATTACTTTCACTTTCTGTAACACCGCTCTCTTTGTCAACGCCTAATCCACTCAATCCGATCATAGAATTAAGCTCATTCAAAGCATTGGAGTATTCTCTCTTGAGTTCAGTCATTAAAGTTGAAATGTTTGAACCGTCAAACGTTTGAATATGTTCATCAGGATCGAAAGCACCACTAATATTCACAAATGGTGCTCCGTTGTAAAGTGATTCTACAATTTGTTCGGCTGTTTGGTCATTTGGTTCTCCAATGATAAATGTTGTAATTTTAGATTGCATCTTTAAGCTATAACGAGAACAAACAATTTCAGCTAGTTCCATCGCATAGTGTTTAACAATTTCATAATCACTCGTGTAATTTAGAATCTTGTTTCTTAGAACAATAAAGTTGCCAGTTTGACAATCGTCAATTTCTGTGATTTCTTTCATAATTGGTAACCGATGTTCTTTTGCTACTAACCACTGGATATCTCTACCATCTAAAGGGTCAGAAATTACAAAATTTGCTGGGTCTGATACGGTTAATTTGTTTGTTGAAATACCAAGTAAACGAATAGCCCCACTTCTTGTTTCGCCAATAATACAATCATAACCACCTCTTAAAGCAACTTCTACTTTAAGCCAATCGATAGCTAGTTTCTTGTCGCTTAAATCTACATAGGTGATAATTGTGGGTAGAATCTCTAGATAACGATTGTAGAGAATACGGGCGAACCTATCTCTATGAGTGGTCACCCGTTCTGCTACTTTTAACCGTAACTCTGATTCCAACCCATCGTTAAATTGAGGGTTGAACATTTAAATACCTCCTTGTTATTCGGTTTCTTCTGGTAATGCTGGTGTTGTTTTACCTTTTACTAACACTTTGTTATAGAAAGGACTAATTGCTTTCATAGAGTAGTAATGAATCCAGTAAGTTACTTCATCAAATTCAGGGTTGTAAAATGGAGCTTTTAACATTCCTTTTGTGAAACGATTGTAAACAATAGAATCAACGTCTAAAATCATAGCCCACAAATCATTTGATGGTTTGATTTCTTCGAATTGATCTGCTACTGATGGTAAATACTTAGCAACGTCAAATGTTACAACTGCATCTTTAGGAATTGTTGAGTTTGTTGTTACTTGATAATCTCCTAAAGCTTTAAGAGCTGTTACAACTTCTTCAGTTACTTTGATATCAGCTTTCGCACGGAATACACCACCCAAGTCAGGGAATGCAATAATACGGTCTGAGAAGTCGATACCGTTGATATGGTATGTGTTAGCGAGTTTGCTGTCAAGTAAACGAGCTTTAATTTCTGTAGTTGTTAGAATCATTAACTTTTCCATTTTAGACATTGTAGTATAACGACCAATACTTCCGCCTGATGCCTTATTAGCTTCATTGTATTTGTCTTGGTTTGTTTGTAAGTTCATCATTTCTACAGCAATTTTTTTGAACATTTCCTCCATGTCAGCAACTTCAAATACTTGAGAATCTTTATCCAATTGATTCTCTGCATAGTCTACTAACATACCTTTGATTTGACGTTCTTCGTCTACGTTAATATCAGATATTTTTTTCTTATAGACAGCGATAGCGTATTTCACACCGTCTTTTAATGTTAACCAGTTTTGGCGAACATCGTTATTATTTAATGTAAACTTAACTTTACGAACGATACCAGGTCCGTATAATTTAGTAATCATATCAGGATAGTTACGTTTAAGCATTAATAGTTCATCTTTTGATAAATCCATATTTGTTGGGATAGTATCCTTGATTACATATTCCTCACTGTATTGACCAACGAAGTCAACTTCTTGAGCTAACCAGTCAAACGAGTTTCCTAAAGCTACTTGAATTAAACGGGTTTCATTAAGCTTAGGGAATAAGAATTTATTAATAAATGTTTCGAATTGTGTGCCTACTGAAGTCCAGTTTTGACCTAAAGTCCAAGCTTCACCAAATTCATGGTTGTAATTGTCTAAGGCTGTTTTTACATCAGCCGCTAATAAGTTAGCTGCCGCTCTATTAGTTGTTGCCATATTATTCTTCTCCTCCTAGATTGTGTAATTTTTGTTCGTATTCATCTTGTGATTGTGGTGCAATTGACATTGAAGCAGATAACTGTTGTTTCATACTGAATTTAGAATCAGTAGCCGCTTCTGGAGTTGTCATTTTTGGTTCGTGTGAACGTTCTAATTCTGTTGCGCTCATTTCTTAGCACTCTCCTTTAATTTCTTTTTTAATTTTAATAATGCCAGTTTTTGGCTAGGTTTTAACATTTGTTGCACTTTCATAGTGTGACCTCCTATAAGTCTAATAACTCCGCGATTTCTTCGGTGTCTTCATCTACTGGTTCGCCTTGTTCTGAATCAGCTCCGATTACATCCATTTCATCGCTTAAGTCTGTTTCTTCCTCTACAGTGTCAGCTGTTTGGATAGTTGGTGTTGCTAGACTTTCGATAGATTGTTGAATAGCTTTCAATAAATCCATGACTTCTAGCATTGATGGTTCTGGTGTTACATCTGGAATATCAGACGGTTCTTCTGTAGGTGTTTCGGCTACTGGCTCGACAACATTCTCTACTGGTTCATCTGGTGTTGCTTCTGTATCTACAACTTCCTCTTTGATTTCCTCTGCCATGATTTCACCTCGTTTCATAATATAATAAAATAGTCAAGGGTTTTATCTTCGTTAGTTAGTGTGAATCGTTTGTCACCTCTTTTGTCATTCCCTCGACTACTATTATAGTTTATCATCAAATTCTCATAATGTCAAGTTATTTATTAGAATAAAATGAGAATAAATAAGATTTTTCTAATATGATATAACGATGAGAAAATGATAAGATTTTTTCAAATATGAGAATCGCATT